TCCACCTGATAATCCTGTTCCTGCTGTTACTTCTGTAATATCTCCAGTAGGTATAGTAGCTACTTGAGTATCAACATATGCTTTAATAGATTGTTGAGAAGCAACTTTATCAGCAGCATCAGATGACATAGTATCTTCATCTAAAAATGCTGTACCACTAATAGCAGTATTTAAAACTGGACTTGTTAGAGTAGGACTTGTTAAAGTTTTATTTGTTAAAGTTTGTGAACCTGTAAGTGTAGTAACTGTAGAGTCAATTGCAATATCATTTGCATTAGCATCAATACCTGTACCACCTATAACATTTAATGTTACATCTCCTGATGTTCCACCACCTGTCATACCAGTACCAGCAACTACTGAAGTAATATCTCCTGTAGGTATTGTTGCAACTTGAGCATCTACATAAGTCTTAATAGCTTTTGCAGAAGCAAGTGTATCATCTGAACCTGATACTGAAGTTATATCTGTATCTAAAACTCCTGATTTTAAATTATCAACTTCAATGTTAGATACTGTATTACTATCTACATCAATTGTTTTATTTGTTAATGCTTGAGAACCTGTTAATGTTGCAACTGTAGAATCAATTGCAAATGTCATTGTCTGTGCAGAACCTGTAGTATCAATACCAGTTCCACCAGTTAATGTTAATGATTGTGAATCTAAATCAATAGATTGAGAACCACCACTATCACCTGAAAAATCTAAATCACTAGCTGTTACTTGTGCATCAACATATGTTTTAATTGCTTTAGCACTAGCTACTGTATCATCACTAGCTGAAACTGAACTTAAATCTGTATCTACATCTGTAATTGCTGTAGCTGAACCAATAACTAAACCATCTAAAGTTACATTACCATCAAAGTATGCATCTTTAAATTCAACTGAGCTTGTTCCTAGGTCAATATCATTATCTGTAATTGGAACAATTGCTCCATCTTCTAATCTAAATTGTTGAGTAGCTGTTCCTGATACATCAACATAAAATTCAATATGGTCATTTGTTGTATCAATTAAAATTTTATTTAAAGGTGCAGTTAATCCTGCATCTCCTATTAAACCAATTACTGGACCTTCGGCTGCAGTACCATCATGTTTGTGTCCAGTTGTATTATTAAATGCTGCTAATAGTTGATTGTATTCATTATTAAATAATGACGCTGATATTGTATCGCCATCATTAATAGAACTTTGTCTAGTATATCCTGCCATATTATCTTCTTCCTCCTGCTATAAATGAAACAAACATTCCGTTAACTGAGTAAGGTGCATTTGTATCATCACTAAAAAATTTAAAGTTATTAGAAAAACCACTTCCTGTTACTAATACTCTTTTACTTGGTAAAGATGTTGCTCCAAAAATTACTGTTCCAAAAGTTGCTGAACCAAATAAAGCTGCTGAACTTAAATTACCAACATTAAAATTACCTGGTTGTGGTACTTCAGAATTATCAAAGTCGTATCTAATTCTTAATTTTAAATCGTTTTGTAATCCTTCAGGTTCAATATTTGCTTTAATAGCATATAAACTTTTTCTTAAACCATTATCACCATAATCCATATCAGGTGTTTGAAACTCTGCTTCTACATTTGAACCATTAAAACTATTACCAGTATCATGTTCAAATACAAAACCTGATTCATCAGCATGAAATATTTTTTCTGTACCTGAACTATTTAAATCTGATGTACAAAATTTAACAGGTAAACCTTTTGTTTCACTCCATTCAAAAGCAGGAATACCTTCTGCACTATATTTAAATGTTCCTATCAATCCTTTTTGTCCATTATCTGCTTGACCTGATTGATAATAAAATAATCTGTATTGACTTCTTTCTCTAATAACAATACTTGATAAAGTAAAACTACCAATGTTATTTAATAAATTATTTATAACTGGTAAAATTTTTCTACTAATAGAACCTAATTCTACGTCATCAATTCTAGCTGTACCAGCAACTGTTCTTAATCCATCAGGTGCTAAAAAAATTAAATCTCCACCTATCTCTTGAATTGAGTTGCCATTTACACAACCTATATTTTTAGTTACTGATTTAATTATAGGAGTAGAATCAAGGTTTGTCAACTCATATATACTGTTTTTACAGAATATAATAAGTGAGTTTCTAAATACTTTAATACCTGTAATAACATCACCTACATCTATAGAACCAGCAGAAGAGCCTTCAAAATCCCAAGGTTTTAATCTAGTACTATAATAAACTACACTAGGTGCTGTTGAATCTCCAGCAACTACTAATCTTTCTGCAAATTTTTCTATAAATTTACATTTAGTTGGAGCTGCTCTATCTAATTCTAAAAAATGATAACCATTAGAATCTATTTGAAATTCAGCTATTTTATTTACACCATCAACAAAATATATAGAACCTGCATTACCTTCTGATTCAAAATTTACAAACTGTACATTGGATTGATTAGTTCTAACTATTGTTGTAGCAGCAGCTAAAGAACCTGAAGCTATTCCACTTTTAGTTAATGTTAATCCACTACCTGTTGTTTTTGCATTTATATCTATAGTTAAAGATGTATCACTTTGTATAGATAGTATATGATAATAATTACTATCAATTTTAATTACATCATTAGCTGAAACACTTGTACTAAAAGATGTACTATTTCCTGTAACAGTTGCAGAACCTGCTGTTATACTTACTGTTCCTGAAATAGCAGTAAAAGTATTTTTATTTATTTGAACATAAGATGTACCAGTACTGCTCCAATATAAATCATCATCTTGAGCTACTAATACTCCATCATTATAATTTTTTATTCCATGAATTACATCTGTTGCTGTGCCTGATGGAACTACTGCACTTCCAGCACCAAATTTTGTATAACCACTTATTCTTCTATAACCACCTGTTGTAGATGATTCAAAATTTTGTAATTTAGTTGCTGCACCTGGAGTTCTAAATAATGCATGAGAACTAGATACTAAATCTAATCCACCTTGTACTGTAATGGAAGCTCCTTGTGTTGGCATAATTTATTCCTTAATATAAAAAAGCAAAACGAACATCTGACATATATTCAGGTTGAGGTGAATTTAATTGGTCAGCCATTTGTTGTAAACCTTTTTTATATTCGTCTAATGCTAATTGTGATTGTGCAATGTTATCTTTAAATTGATAAATATAATATCTAGCTCTTGCTAGTAAAACTGGTTTGTATTGTTCTGGAAATAATACTGTATCTGTATCATTAACTAATTCTGATGGTCTATTATAAGCAAAGAAATAAATTCTATATACACCATCTGGTATAGGAGATAATCCAAATCTTCTACCATCTGAACTTCTTAATACTCTTAATGGTGTTGCATAAGTTTGTGTATTAGCTTTACTTGCTTCTTCACTTTGAGCATAAGTACTTCTCCATGCTGATAAAGTTGTAAATGCTAATTTATTAACTGTATGAGGTGCTGATTTTCCTGATACACCTTCTGTTGTTAAAGTAAAACCATCCCAGTTTACTGAATCAAAATCTGCATCTACATTAGCAGAACCTGGTTTCATTAAATACCATCTAGTTCCAGCTACAGTTTCTACAAAGTGATTACCATAATATTCATTTTGTGGTGCTGCAGTATGTAACCAAGACCATTCATCTACTGCATCTACTATATCAAAGTAAGCTCTGTTTACACAATTAGATACAAATTTTTGTATACCTAATGCTCCTGATACTGTTGTTACTTCTGGTTCATTTATTTCAACCAGTAATTCATTTGTCATTGATAGATAAGTTTTAGCCATTTAACAGTTCCATGCTCTTAGTGATTTATTAATTCTTGAATTAGGGTCTCTTGCAGTTTTTTTAGATGTAAGTTTCTTTTTCATTCCACGCATTCTTGCA